GCATTGAAAAAATAAAAAGAAGTCAATTCTTAACATTTTTAGATACAACACCAAGTGAAAATTCAAGAACATGGGCAATTGTAGGAGTTGGAGTTGACGAATATGCAACAGCATATAATCCACAAGTTGACACAGAAAAGTGGATAATCGAGGACAATGCAAGAAATGACCATACATCAAATCAAAAACAAGGAAGTGTAAAACAAAAATGTTACAAAAACGACCCTGCATTTGAATTTGTTGCAAATGGTAGAGATAAATTAAATTACAAAACACATATATTAGATATAGACACATGGAATGGAACTGAAAGCGGTTCAAGTGCAACATTCCCAGCTAAAATGAGTGATGGATTAGTTGCAATTACTTCTTATTCAGGAGAGGAAATCGAATATGATTTATATTATGATGGAGACCCAACAGAAGGAACTGTAACAATTGCAGACGGAGTTCCAACATTTACACCAACTTTATAAAAATAAAACCAATAGAGGTTAGAGGCAGAAGAAAAATACCTCAACCTCTTTTTTAAATATAAGGAGGAATTGAAGTTATGGAAGCAGAGATTAATATCAAAAGCGATAACAATAGTATTCAACTTAAAAAGGCAAAAGACATTTTAAGATTGAAAATAAAAGATGAAGATGGAAACGATACAGGCAACTTTTTAGAGTTTAACTTGGGAGATTTAGATTATTTATTGATTTTACAAGATATGATGGAAGCAGATAAGAAGAATAGAGAATATTTAAAAAATCAATATACAATAATTGATAAAAAAGAAGATCATAAAGGCAAGAAGTTATTTAGTGCTAATGAGGAAGCTAAAATAAAAGCAACAAACGAATTTTATAAAAAAGAAGCTGAAATATATGATATGTTTTTAGGTAAAGATGGAGTAAAAAAGTTATTAAATGGAAGAAAGCTAACACCTGCTACATTAGATGAAATAGATGAAATAATAGAAAAAGCAATACTTCCTAAATTGGAAATAAAGGCAGAAGATATTAAAAAGGATATAATGGAAAAATATTCTAATAAAACTAAAAGAGATGATGTAATTGAATAATCCACAATATGTTAAAGTAGATAATAAATTATACAAGATTAATACAGATTTTAGAGTTGCATTGGAATGTAATAGAATAGCAGAAGATACATCTATCGGAGAATATGAAAGAGCATTAGCAATTATTTATAAATTATTTGGAGAAGAACGGATTAGACTGTAAAAACCAAAATAAGCTACTTGAATTAGGCATGAAGTATCTTTTATTAGGCAGAGATAAAAACGAGCTTAAAAACGAACCTCACGAAAAATACGAGCTAGATTTTAATAAATGTATAGGATTAATAAAAGCAAGTTTCAAATTTGATTATAAATACGACCCTTACGAATTAGAATATTTGCATTGGTATGATTTTTACAATGATTTAGAAAGTTTAAGTACAAGTGAATTTGGCAATTGTTGTATATTAAACAGAATAACAAGCATATTAAATCAAGAGCCAAAGGAAATAAAAGATAATAAGCAAAGACAGAAACTAATAGAAGCACAAAAGTTATTACAACAAAAATATTGTAAACAAGAAGAGGTTAAGATGACAAAAGAGCAAGAAGAAAGTGCAAAAGCATTTTACAAGTCTTTAGGAATAGAAATTTAGAAAGGAGGTTGTAAAGTGGACGGAGAGATAACAATAGGAACAAAACTTGATACAGATAAATTTGATAGGCAAATATCACAATTAGAAAAGAAAATGAAAAAAGAAGAAGATAAAAAAATTATTATAGATGCAAAATTAGGAAGTCAACAACAAGAACTAGATGAAGCAAGACAAAAAACAGATGCTTTAGCAGATGCTTATCAAAGACTAAAAGAAGTACAAAATAAAGTGTCAACAGGGCAGGCAACACCAAATGAATTTACAACATTTCAAGATTTGCAAAGTACTTATGGTTCATTAGAACAATTAGGAACACAATTTGATAAAGCTTTAACTAAACAAGATGCAATAGAACAGAAAGTAGCACAAACAAAGTTTAGATACGATGAAATAAATGCAAAAGTAAGTGAATATAAACAAAAAATAGAAAATGTAAAAATAGAAAAACAAGTAGCAGATGTTGAAAAGCTAAAGTCAGGATTTAATAATGTAGGAAGTTCTATACAAGGTGCGGTAAAACATGTTGCAAGGTTAGCATTAGGAATATTTGGTGTTAGAAGTGCATTTATGTTTTTAAGAAGAGCTTCAAGCGATTTAGCAAGTTATGACCAACAATATGCAACAAATCTTGAATATATAAGATACGCATTAACTCAAATGATAGCACCAGTTTTACAATGGATAGTAAATTTAGCTGCAAAATTATTAGGATATATAAACGCAATAATGCAAGGTTGGTTTGGAATAAATCTATTTAGTAGAGGTAGTGCGAAAAACTTCCAAAAGATGAAAGCAGGAGCAAGTGGAGCAAGTAAAGCAGTAAAAGAAATAAAGAAACAACTAGCAGGGTTTGATGAAATTAATATGCTAACAGACCAATCAGATAGTGGTGCTGGAGGCGGAACAGGTGGAGCAAGACCTGACTTTGACTTAAGTAAAATGCAAGGCGACCCTCCTAAATGGTTACAATGGATAATAGATAATAAAGAATTAATACTTGGAGCATTAGCAGGAATTGCAGCTGGATTAATTGCTATTAAATTTGGAGCAAGTGGAATTTTAGCTTTAGGAATTGGTTTAATAGTTGGAGGCATAGTAGCATTAATTCAAGATATTGTTAAATTTATAAAAGACCCAAGTTGGAAAAATTTTGCAAATATATTAAGAGATTTAGCAATATTATTAGCAGGTGTTGCAATAGCGATGTTAGCGGTAAATGCAGCCAACCCTATTGCTTGGATTATATTATTGATTTCTATTATTGTTTTGTTAGTAGCAGAGGTAATAAAACATTGGGATAAAATAAAAGAAGTATTAGGAGTTGTAGGAAATTGGATAAATGAACATATTATACAACCTGTAGTAAAATTTTTCCAAGAATTATGGGAAAAAATATCAACTGGAGTTACAAATGCTTGGAATGGTATAAAAGGAGTATTGTCAACAGTAGGAAATTGGATATATACAAAAATAGTACAACCAGTTGGGAACTTTTTCAGCGATTTATGGAATGGTTTTAAAACAGGTGCAGTAAATGCTTGGAATTTTATAAGAAATGTATTTAGTGGAATAGGTTCATTTTTCAGTAATATTGTAAATAGAATAGTAGGATTTTTTGGAAATTTAGGAAGTAGAGCAGGAGAAGCAATTGCGGGAGCTTTTAAGGCTGTTGTAAATGGAGTATTAAGAGCAGTTGAAAGAATATTAAATTCTCCTATAAGAGCAATAAACAGATTGATTGGAGTAATAAATGCCGTACCTGGGGTAAATATAAATCGTTTACCAACGTTTAGTTTACCTAGATTAAAAACAGGTGCGATTGTAAATATGCCTAACAGAGGAACTTTAGTTGGTGGAGGCAGTGCAATAGCTGGAGAAGCAGGACGTGAGGGAATATTACCTTTAGATGACAGGCAAGCAATGGCAGAACTTGGAGCAGAAATAGGAAGACATGTATTAGTTAATTTAACAAACATAACACAAATGAATGGAAGAGTAATAGGTAGAGAATTGAAACAAGTACAAAGTGAGCAAGAATTTGCGTTTAATAGTTAGGAGGTGCAATAAGAATTGTTTATAGATGCAAACAGTATAAAATTAAATAATATAAGTATGGGACAATATTTATTAAGTGCTAAATATGAATATAATAAGTTATGGGGAAGTGATACAGGAAGAAACTTGAAAGGTAAATTTAGTGGTACATTAGTAGGAATCTTTCCTAAAATAACATTAACATTTAGAAAATTAACAAAAGCAGAAATGAATATTATTGCACCTATATTAAATAGTGGAACTCAAAGTTTAACATATTATGATCCAGATACAAATTCAAATAAAACAATAAGAACATATACAGGAGATTGGAGCTACGAAAACAAGCAAATAATGACAAAAAATAATAGTTTTGATTGTACATTTATTGCTAGAGAAAGGAGGCCATAATGAAACAACATACAATTGATTTTAAAAATCAATTGACAGAATTAGGTAGAGAATTAAGAGGTGTAATAACATATAATGATGTAACATTGGAAGAAGAAATATATTCAATAACACCGCATTATAATGCAGATTTATTAAAATCAGTAATGAAACAATTAGACATAGAGCTTTCTGTTGACATACCTCTTAATACAATTATCAATTGTCAAATAGGAATAAAAGTAAATGAACAATATGAAATGCTTAATTATGGCAATTATGTAGTTTATAAATCAGAAAAAAAAGAAGATACAAATACATATAAAATAACTTGTTACGATAAATTGCTATATTCAATGAAACAAAACGAAGATTTAGGTGTAGAATATCCAATAAAAATAAAAGATTATTTGATAGCATTAGGAAATAAAATAGGATTAAGTGTTGCAAATACAACATTTTATAATCAAGATATGAAAATACCTAGTGAATTATATGTAGGGCAAGAGTATACATATAGAGATATCTTAGACGAAATAGCACAGGCAACAGGAAGTATAATTTGTTTAAATGAAAATGATGAAATACAAGTAAAATACCCAACACAGACTAACGATACAATAGATGAGGATTTTTTGAAAGATGTAAATGTAGATTTTCGGACAAAAGTATGGAGTAATTAATTCTATTGTACTTTCAAGGTCAGGAGAAAGTGATAATGTATATTTAAGAGATGAAGATAGTGTTGCACAAAATGGATTAACAGAGGTAAAAATAGTTGATAATCAAATAATGAATTTTAACAATAGAAGCGATTATTTACAAGGAATATTAAATGCTCTAAATGGATTATATTATTATTTGAATGACTTTAATAGTACAGGTATTTTATATTATGATGTAGGGGATTTATATAATATACAAGTTGGAGAAAATACTTATCAATGTTTAATGCTAAATGATGAAGTAAATGTAACAACAGGAATAGAAGAAATAATACATACTGATATGCCTGAAAAAAGCGAAACAGATTATTCTAAAGCAGATAAAACAGATATGAGAATTAATAAGACTTATTTAATTGTAGATAAACA